CACTTGACATGGGTTGATGGGTGATTTTCATTATTTTACATGAGGGAAACAACCAAAACCCCCATGGACTGTCACACAACCACTACAGAGAGACATCAACTGTGACGATTGACTCAAATGACGTGTCCCACAAGGCGCGTGGCAACTTTGGCGCCAATGCAGGTGCTTTATCCCCCTTCTTCTTGTTTTTATGATTTACTCGTTGAAACCCGAGTATACCGTCGCAGACAGACGCATAGCAATCAACCAATGCATCCTCGGTAATGCCATAAACCTTTTGTAAAAAGGTATGGAAACAATCAGAAGATATTGTATCAGCATTCATAGTCATATCCTTCAGCTCCTCTGCAGTATACTTATAAGCACACGCCTGATTCCTAAAATCAAGGAAAGGCGTGGGCGATAACTGTTCGGCCGTCTGAAGTAGGAGTTCTCTTACCCTGTTCACGTGGCGATGTTCATACGCGGCAGACAAAAGCTTGCCTGCCATGTAATCTTCATCAGTGACCGATCTGTTGTTATTGCAACGGATGGGTAACTTGCTCACCACGCGACCAAATGATGGAACGGGGAATGTTTTCTTAAAACTGGGTACGAACCGTTTGCGCAAGAACGTCGCGCTTTCTCTAATGTCGAGGCACTTTCCTTCAGTGCTCATACCCGATCCTGCCGCCACCACCTCGAACGCCTTCTTCACTTGCGATCGATCCTGTGAGGTGTACGTTAATCCATCATCCCCGTATACCAAAGTAGTACTCTTCGTTATTCCAGCAAGCTCCAAAGCCGCGAGTGAAGTGCATGCATTAACATAACCATTGCCTGTAGTGGTGGTAACTTCACCACTCCAGCGCTGACCCTTCACTCTCCCCTTAACACCGTAGCGTGTAAACACCCTTACACTGGTGTTTGAAGCAAACTCCCGAACGAACCACTTTGGCGCGCCAAGCTTATAATAAAACATGGCTTCCCATTTCCTAACACCGGCTGGTTGTGTTCCGTCGTTGTTCTTGAAATCGTTTTCGAAGACATTGCCCGAGGTGTGGTGTACTATTTCTGCAATCTCGTCTGCTGTCATCCCAACGCAATAAATAACTTCATTCCCTTTGTTCTTAGGGTTAGTGCGATTGAGTTCCTCAGCAATACGGCGAGACAAATAATACACGACGGAGCCCATTACAAGATTGTACATGTCGCCACCTTGGTAGACGACGCGTGGCTGGGCACCATCATGTTTAACTAAAACCTCAGTCTTTGCGAACACGGTTTTGTCCGTATAACCAGGCAGCGTGAAGTCCGCAGCGTCAAGGCACGCTTGCAACCTCTCCCGCTTTTGCCCGCTCATCTCGTCCAAATAAGCCGCAACCGCCTCGGCATCCAGTCGTATGGTATCCCTCTCATGGATCTTGTCCATGAGAAGATCGTGTCCGCGCCTAAACTCGGAACCGACGTCAGCGTTGGGGCTGTGATCACAACGTTTCTTTACAGCCTGGAGAGTCGCACCTTCCGTCTGTGCAACCACCTGGATTGGGACACCCTCAATTACAGCTCCTTTAATGGGGGCGAAGCTGCGTGGGGGCTCTTTAAACCTTGTTATATTAACAGTGGGGTTAATGTTTTTGTACCGCACCTCAGTTGGATAATCGAAGGGCGTATTGTCAGTAACGCCTCCAATTAATGGTACAGTCTTCGAATACTCAAATGTGAGTTCTCCGAACGTGATAGTTTGTGACATTGTATATTTATATGTGAATGTATATATA